CGCATCAAGTTGTGTTCCAGAATGATTTGAATGTTGAAATTACTCAACTAGGACAAGATCTAGACTTTGATAACTTGAGTCGCGGTGAACGCAACAGACTTATCTTAGGTATGAGCTTTGCATTCCGCGATGTTTGGGAAAGCCTATATCAAAAGATTAACTTGTTGTTTATTGACGAGCTTATCGACAGTGGTATGGACACAGCCGGCGTTGAAAGTGCCCTAGGAGTTCTTAAGAAAATGGGGCGTGAAGGTGATAAAAACGTTTATCTTATCTCACACAAAGACGAACTAATAGGACGAGTTAATTATGTTATGCGTGTTGTAAAAGAAAATGGATTTACTTCCTACGAAAATGACATTGACATAGTTGAATAAAGAGTGTATTATGAATATACAAGATGATATACACGATCAATTAACTAAGGCATACTTAGAGTATTTTAAGGCAAACGAGGCGTTTGAAGATCGGTTGTCTTATCGTACACATGCTGCAAGTCGTAGTTGGTTGCGAAAAATTAGGCGATTGGCAAAATTAAGGCAAGAAGAAATACACGTAGCGTTTGCAGCCAAGAAGGCAGCTGAGAAACAAAAGGCAAAATAAGTATGTTATGCATTGGACTTATCAGGGTAAACAACTAGACGAACTTCCGGAAGGTTGTGAAGCATTTGTATACTTGATAACAAATTTATCCAATGGCATGATGTACGTAGGCAAGAAACTAGCAAAGTTTAAAGTAACTAAACCACCGCTTAAAGGCAAGAAGAATAAAAGACGTAGCACTAAAGAAAGTGACTGGAGAGACTATTGGGGATCCAGTGATAGACTTAACGCAGACGTTTTAGAGTTAGGCACAGAAAATTTCACACGTGAAATATTACATTTTTGTCCCAGCAGAGGCATAGCAAGTTACTTAGAGGCCCGTGAACAGTTTGAACGTAGAGTACTCGAAACAGATGATTACTATAATGGTATTATCAATGTTAGAGTTGGCGGATCAAACATTCTCAAAGAACATCTTAAAAAAAATCCCTAAGGCAAGTCAATACAGCACATAAGGTTAGCGGGCCAGTTTGCAAATACCGCTGAGAAAAAGGTCCCCTGAGAAGGACACTCGTACATATTGATTGACGCACCAGAGTGCGGAAGCCACCAAACAAATTGGGCTCACTAGTTGATATAGATTGATTGCTGTCAATCGAAAAACTGCACATTACACATAAAAACTCTTTAGCAACAGGAACGAAGCGAGAGGTATAATGCAGGATACTTGCACTTTTTGCAAGTTTCTGTAATAGATGTCGACGTAGGTTGGGAAAGGTCAGAGCCCATTGTGTAGCAGTATAACAAACACCTACTTCCAATGTCTATGGCTGGATAAGACTCACATGAAGTTTATCTTTTAGACGACGGGGCCGTAACAGGTTCCGTCTGACTGAAACGATCTACATGAAATTAATACAATATTACATTCGTAATATTGCTTGTTTATATATAAATCATTTAATTAAAACGAAGTGTAAGTAGTTTGAGCGTTAGCGAAAACTTGTTTCGTGCAACGAAACACATACTATATAATAAATACATATAAGTTATCGGAGTTAATAATGCGAGTATTACAAGTAATCACAGAAAAACAGCACAAAGGTCCTAAGGGACAACTTAAAGCTAAAGATGCTATTAAGAAATTGCCATCTGGTACAACTAAAAATGCTACTAGAAATAAACTAGTAGGAAGTACGCAAGTTAGTTCTGTTGACAAAATCGATGAAGCACCATTTAGTGATTTAGGAACTGGATTAAAAAAGTTTGGTGCTAAAGCTGCTGCTAAACTAGGTGCTAAAGATACTGCTGCTAGTATGGCAGGAGATGTAGATCGTAAAGAACGTTCTAACCTAATTTATCGTCGTTGGTTAAGCGTTGCTGGCAGTGCTAACATCAACAAGAATTCAGTTGATGCACAAACACTAGCAAACTTTATGGCAAAGCAAGGTTTGCCAACTAACACACTTAAAACTATTAGTGCTCCTTTAAAAGATACTCAAGTTGCAACTATTATTGCAAAAGCAGTAGCACAGAGTTTTGATCCAAATGCTAAACCGTCGGCAAGTCCTGTTGGAAAACCAGCTGCTGATAAAACAGGTTCAGTTGACAGTTCTAAAATTAAAGTTAAACCTGCAATGCAAAAACAAATTGACGCATTAAGTCCTGAACAGAAAAAAGAATTGGCAGCATTACTATGAACTTACACGAAGTTACACTATTTGAAAATAAAACTCATCGTATTCTAAATGAAGGATATCAAACCCTTACTGAAACACAAAAAGTTTATCTAAGTAGATTTGAAAAAGAATTATGGCCGTTGCTTGAAGATGTTAAATCATTGTTTGAACAAAATTTAACAACACAGCAAATACAATCTATTTTTCAAAATGCAGAACAAGTTGCAAAAGATAGTGGTGCTAATAGATCAGGATTAGGCAAAGCAGGTGATACAGCAGTTGCAGGTGTTAAATTACCAGGAAAAGTATTAAAGGCAGTTAACGACAAAGTTAATGAACTAGGCCGTATGGCTCAAGATTCTGGTCCTGTTAGCAATATGGATGCAAAGTTTTCTGAATTAACAAAAAATATTGCTGCTAACAATCCGGACAATAAAATAGTACAAGGTATTAAAGCAGTTAGTAATTGGGCCAAAGCAAATCCTGGAAAAGCAACTCTTGCTGTAGGTATTTTGACCGCGGTAGCATCTGTAATGGGCGGACCGGCAGGTGGCGCAGCAGCAGGTTTCTTGTTGCGTTCGACTAAAGATTTATTACAAGGTGAAAAACTTTCAACAGCAGTTGGTAAAGCGGCAAAGACTGCTGCTATTGGTGCTCTAGCAGGTTTTGCCGCTGACAAAGTAGGCGGCTTCTTTTCTGGCATACGAGGCGAAGTTATCGACCAAGGCAGATTTGCTGATGTTGATTATGGCGCATCTAAAACTCTAAGTGCTCCTGGTTACGAATGGACTAGAGAAATTCGCGGCGTTAACATAAAGGTGTTACCTGACGATGCAGCTACTATTAATAACCTAATGGATGTAATCGGACAAGGCGGCGACAGAGCAAGTCAAGCATTTGAAAAACTTTATAATTTATCTAAAGAAATTAAATCTACTGATTATAAAGATATGTTAAAAAACATTGGAGCAGTGGCTAGAGAAAACGATAGTTTATTTCAATGGATTGAGGGTGCTAAAACAGGTATAACTGCTCTAGTACAAGGTTCGGCAGCTAGTAGCAATAATAAAAAAGAATCGCTAGAAGCAGACTATGAACAATATCTTAAAGAAAGTGCGTTTGGCAATATTGCAAGCAAAGCAGCAGGCTTAATGAAAACTGGAGCCGATAAAGTTGCAAAAGCAACAGCACCAGCAAGACAAGCAATTGCACAAAAAACAAAAGATGTCGGTAATGAATTAGGTAACAAAGTTACTGCTAAAAAATTACAACAAGCGTGGAGTAATTTAGGCAACCCAATCGATACTGGAAGTATATACGGAATACTTCAAGATGCAGGAATGGATACAGATTTAATTCAAGCAGTTAGTGTGCAAAGTGATGTTACATTAAGTAAAGAAAATACTGTATTTGACTTAAAGAAACTTGCTGCTGAAATTAAAAAGTCAGGTGCTGCTGCTGAAATTAAGAGTCAACTTAGTGGTGTTGCTGCACCAGCAGTTAAAAAGCCTAGGGTTGTAAAACCAAAAGCTGTTTAAAAATACGGCATTTGTGTTTTCTTTGTAGTTTCAAAATTTTCTTTAACTATTTCAGAAACAATTTCTCTTTCTTCGGCTCCTAGTGCAAACGCTTCGTCTAGCGTCATGCCTCCTCTCATAAACCAACTTAATCTAAATGTTTCCATTTTAATATTTTTAGATTGATTTTCCATATTTTTAACTTCGTCTAAAATACGGTCAAGAGGCCAGCTTAGGATCTTTATGCGAAAAAATTTGCGGCATCCAATACTATTGGAACTTCAACTTCGGCAGGCGCACCAGCGGTCTGTTGTTCTTCAGTAGTTGTAATTTTCATTGGTTGCATTTGGAACTTGTCTTTTTGTATTTCCATATGATCCATAATAGCATTGTAAAATTTCTTATCTGCATTATTAATAAATTCTGCAATATGAAGTGGATTAACAACAGTATCGTTCTCAACAATAATTTTTTCAATACCTTGTGCAACAACGCTTACTGTTAGTGATGTTAACTTTGAAAAACTCTTAGAAAATAATTCAATTTTTCTTTCGTCGCTCATGCTGTCGTCGTTAACAATTGAAAAGATTCTTTGTTCTTCAAACGTTTTAATTGCATTTTGCGTAAACACTTTATAACTTAACGGCTTTAAATGAATAGCCATATCATTTACATTTACTATATTATCGTACTCAATGTCTACAAATGTGTCAAGCACTCTACGCAAGTCAATTGTGTAAACTGTTTCAATATCTGTATTAGGAAGTTTAACAGTCATGTCCATTGTTTCGCCATAACTTGCAATTCTAATTGCAGTTAACACAGCGTCGATATCAATACTAGGCATGCCCCAGGCATTGCGGATATTTGGAATACAACTTTGTATTACATCGACTGTTGCTTGACCGTTCAATAATGCATCAGGAGTTTTCATTGACAGTTCGTCTTTAGCTGTCATTGCAAAGACAGGATACTCTCCTGTTTCTGTGACATCTAACGCACTTATATCATAAAATCTGCCTTTACTTGGCAATCTTATATAAATTTTAGGTTGCCTAAAATATTTTCCTAAAGGATTTTGGTTGGTATTTTCCACTACTTTTTACTCCGCATAAATACATTATATACAAGTATGTATCTCTTATATTTATGTACGCATTTAACTGGTTGAGTAATTCATGGCTGACTTTGACGAAATTGTTATTAAGAACGTAGGAAAAGACGGCGTTGCTAGTGAAGTTACACTACAACGTCTAGTGTCTACTCTTGAAAAAAGCAAAGGGTTAGATGACAAAAGTAGAAAGAATTTAGAAGGTCTAGCAAGAGCTAGTAAAACGACATCAAATAGCTTTAAATCGTTCTCTGACGAAATAGAAAAAACAACCACCATAATGGAGGATGTTGGGAATACTCTCAAGAAGGCATTTACTCTAGAATCGTTTGGTAAAGTATTAGGATTTGCTGCTGGCACTGCTACTAACTTTGGCAAAGAAATGGCTAAAGGTAGTGTTGAACTAGGAGATTTTGCACAACACATTCCGGTACTAGGCGGAAGTCTAGGCATGCTAACACAATTCTTCCAGGACGGGTTAGACACATTTAGAAATTTATCCGACGTTGGCGCAGGATTTGGAAACAGCTTAATAGAAGTACGTAGACAAGCAGCTTCCTCTGGGCTAAGTCTTGATCAGTTCTCGAGTATGATTTCTAATAATTCTGACAGGCTAAGATTGTTAGGCGGAACAGCGTCTCAAGGTGCTGCACAGTTTTCTCAATTATCAAAACAACTGCGTGTTGGAAGCTTTGGTGATAAACTTATGAATATGGGTTACACCATGGAAGAACTTAACGAAGGACTAGGTGATTATATACAATTGCAATCTCGTAACGGTACATTGCAAGGAATGACTCAACAGCAATTAGTTGAAGGATCTCAAAACTATCTAACAGAAATAGACAAACTTGCAAGAGTCACAGGGCAATCACGAAAAGCAATTGCTGCTGAAATGCAACAAAATATGCAAAAAGCTAATTTACAAGCTCTTATGGCTAACATGACTGAAAAACAAGCAATAGAGTTTAATGCAGGGTTAGCAGCAGTTAGAAAAACAATGCCGGGATTTGGTGATGCAATTGAGGACTTGGCAGATGGAATTCCGCAAACAGCATTAGGTAAAAAACTAGCTGCATTAAGTCCGGCAGTTGCAGACGCAGCGGCAGCATTTGGGCGCGGCGATATTAATTCAACAGAGTTTATGAGTAGTCTTAAAAACGTTGGCGGCCCTGCATTACTAGAGTTTGTTAATGGATTAGATGCAGGACAAAGATCAGCGCTACTTCAGCAAGAAGGCTTTAGTGAATTATTAGGCAGTGTTCACCAAATGAGAGATTTTGTTAATTCAAATTTTGATCCTGCGAAAGCTGCTTTAGAACAGGCTAGACAGGACAAAACTAATGCAGGAATGGCAAACTTCCAACAAGCAATTGAAAAGGTAAGAACAAAACTTATTGAAGCATTTGTTGATAGTGGCCTTGCAGATGCACTAGGTGCTGCGCTTGTTAAGTTTTCAGAAATGTTTTTAGGAATAGCAACAGCAGTTGCAGATTTTGTTAAAGATATTTCAGATGGAAATATAATAACTGCTATAATGGGATTGTTCACAGATGCACTAGGCGGGCTATGGAATAATAAAGGATTGATTGCTGCTATGGTTGTTGGTATAGGCGCACTATTTGCAGCAAAGACAGTAGTCGGAGCATTAGCCGGAGCTGCAACCAAAACAATAGGAAACAAAATAACAGGCGCTCTTGGGCTTGGAGGCGACAGTGGCGAAAAAGGCGATAACGGAAGAAAAGGCGCAGCAAAAGCAGGCAACGCAGGAAAAGGTGTTGGTAGTTTCTTAGGTAATATGGGCGCAGGTGTTATGAAAGGTGCCGCAGCTGGATTAAAAGCATTTACGCCAGCTGTATTATCAGGTGCTGTGATATTCAGCGGTGTGGTAGTTGCAATCGGCGCAGCAATTTCTGCTGCTGCTTGGATGTTAGGTAAAACTCTTCCTACCTTTGTTGACGGATTAAAATCCTTTGAAGATTTAGACGGTGCAGCATTAAAATCAGCAGCAGTTGGAATGTTAGCTTTATCAGGAGCAATGGCAGCATTTGGAGCAGGCACCGCAGTAGCAGGCATCGGGGCAATGGTTGGCGGAATTACAGGTGCAATTGGTAAATTATTTGGAGCAGATGATCCACTTGAACAGTTAAAGAAATTTGCAGCAGCCGATATTGATGGCGCAAAAGTTAAAAATAATGCAGATGCACTTGTTGCATTTAGTACTGCAATGGCAGTAGGCGCAGGCGGCGCGGCCTTAGAAGGACTAGGAGCAATGATTAGCGGAATAGCCGGCGGTATTGGCGCACTATTCGGTGGCAAAGACCAAGGCGATATATTCCAAGATATGATTAAATTTGCATCATATGATATTGATGTTGCTGCTGTTAAATCAAATGCAGAAGCTATGACAGCATTTGCAAGTGCAATGGCAGTAGGCGCAGGCGGCTCCGCTGTTTCAGGATTAGGAACATTAGTAAGTGGAATAGCCGGCGGTATTGGCGCACTATTCGGTGGCGAAGATCCTATTACACAACTTGTAAAGTTTTCTGCATTAACTGTAGACATTACTGCTATTAAAACTAATGCAGAAGCAATGGCTGCATTTAGTGCAGCAATGAGCGGTGTTGTAATGATGCCAACAAAAGGAATATTTGCCAGTTTTGCAGGTGCAATAAGTGGATTGTTTGGTGGCGATACGCCGTTTGATCAATTAAGAGAGTTTGGTGCTTTAGAAATAAACTCAGCTGCTATTAAAACTAATGCAGAAGCAATGGCTGCATTTAGTGCAGCAATGAGCGGTGTTGTAATGATGCCAACAAAAGGGATATTTGCTAGTTTTGCAGGTGCAATAAGTGGCTTGTTTGGTGGTGATACGCCGTTTGATCAATTAAGAGAGTTTGGTGCTTTACAAATAAACGCAGCCGGTGTTAAGATAAACGCTGAAGCAATGGGTGCAATGAGTACCGGATTGCAAGGATTTAAAGATATAAGCAATGTCGAAATTAACAAAAATCTTGCATCAAGACTAACTGATTTAGCAAACATACCAGATTTAACTTCTTTTGCAACTTCAGTTAATGCACTAGCATCATCTAGTCTCGGAACAGGAATTAACACTTTAAATAATCTTGACAGTTCGGGTGTCTTGCAGTATACTGAAGCTATGAAACAGTTAGTTGATGTATTAGGAGAATTGAACGCCGAACTAGGTGCTGATAATAAAGTAGGTATTGGTACAGGTACTAATGCAGGTGACGTTGTTGGTAAGATGGATAGTATAGGCGGTGGTAGCGGCTCAGGTTTAAGTGCAGAAAAGCTAGATTTGTTAAATACTACGATGAGATCAATATTAACTATTTTAGACGAAAGTAGAGGATATCACAAAGATACTGCTAAAGCAGTTAAAAGTGGCGATCTTCAACGAGGAGTATAAAACGTGAGTTGGAAAAAATATTTTACCCCTGTAGAAACAGGTAGTAGCGGGAACGGCAGCTATAGTACGCTTGGCGGACCCCGTGGTGGAAACCAACCAGGACCTGCTCGTACTAATTACAGTTCGTATTTGCCTGATGTGTATATGGGTACTCCTAATCGAGTTGACCGTTACGGTCAGTATAATACTATGGATATGGATTCAGAAGTAAATGCTGCATTAGATATTCTTGCTGAGTTTTGTACACAACGTCACGGCGAAACTAATTTAAGTTTTAGATTAAATTTTAATACAAAAGCAACTAATGTTGAAATTACTATTCTAGAACAATACTTAAAACAATGGAATAAACTTAATAATTTTCAAACAAGATTATTCCGTATTATGCGCAACGTATTTAAATATGGTGATGCATTCTTTGTACGAGACCCAGAAACTAAAAAATGGTTTCATGTCGATCCTGCAAACGTAAACAGAATTATTGTTAACGAAAGCGAAGGCAAAACGCCTGAGCAGTATATCATTAAAGACTTTAATTTAAACTTTAGAGAAATGGTTGCTACAACGCCTTTTCAGACAAATGGAAACATTACAGGTGGCGGAGCAGCTAACTATCAAACAGGCGGCGCACGAGGAATGGTTGGTAACGTATCCGGAGCAACAACTGGAAATAGATTCCAACAAGCAGAAGGCGAAGTTGCAATTAATGCCGAACATGTTATTCATTTAAGTCTGTCAGAAGGGCTTGATAACAACTTTCCATTTGGAAATAGTTTATTAGAAACTATCTTTAAAGTTTTTAAGCAAAAAGAATTACTCGAAGATGCTATTATCATCTATCGTGTACAACGTGCGCCAGAGCGCAGAGTATTCTACGTTGATGTGGGTAATATGCCAAGTCACCTTGCTATGCAATTTGTCGAGCGTGTTAAAACGGAAATTCATCAAAGAAGAATCCCATCCAAGACAGGTGGCGGAACTAATGTCATAGACTCAAGCTACAACCCACTGTCAATTAACGAAGATTACTTTTTCCCTCAAACAGCAGAAGGTCGTGGATCTAAAGTTGAAACACTGCCAGGCGGTACTAACTTAGGAGAGATTGATGACCTTAGATACTTTACTAATAAGCTGGTACGCGGATTACGTATCCCAAGTTCGTACTTACCAACTGGAGCAGATGATTCAGCTTCACAATATAATGACGGACGTGTGGGCACAGCATACATACAAGAATTAAGATTCAATGAATATTGCAAAAGACTTCAGGGATTAGTAGCTGAAGAATTTAATATAGAATTTAAACGCTACTTGCTTGAAAAAGGTATCAACGTTGATACAGCAATGTTTGATTTAGAATTCCAGCCACCACAGAATTTTGCAGCATATCGTCAAAGTGAAGTTGATAATGCACGTATTCCTACATTCCAAACAATGAGTGCAGTACCGTTTATATCAAATCGTTTTGCAATGTCTCGTTTCTTAGGTATGACAGATACAGAGATTGCAGAAAACGAAAGACTATGGCGTGAAGAAAACGAAGAAAACTTAGAAATGCCTGAAACTGATTCAAGTGGTGAAATGCGCAGTGCAGGAATTAGTGGCGCAGGCATCGAAGGCGACTTAGGTGCAGGCGAAGAAGAAATCCCAGACGATGAAGCACCAATTGACGGCGGTGAAGGTGAAGGCCCAAGCACAGCTACTGATACAAATATTGGTGGGAACCCGAATACTGAGCAAACGGTATAAATACAATATGATATTACGTGAACTATATTATTTTGATAAAGAGTCGTTAGAGCCTACAGAAGACAAAAGTCTTGATCTTGCTGCCGACGAAAGCTCTATTGACTATGATGACACACGTAAAACTCGTCTTACACTAAAGCAAATTAATAAAATGCGTAAAGCTAGTGAATTTCACAACGAAGAAAAAGCCAAAGAGCGCGACTTTGTCCGTCAAATGTATGGCGTTGCTGCCAATGCTGAAGCAGCAATTTAAATAATCAAATATATACTATATGAGTATTGCCTTTGTTGTTGGCAACGGCATTAGTCGATTGCCAGTTAATTTAACATCCTTAAAAAAATACGGATCTGTATATGCGTGCAACGCAGTATACAGAGAGTTTTCACCTGACTATTTAATAGCTGTAGATTCAAAGATGATTGTAGAAATTTGTGAATCAGGTTATCAACTAAGGAATATAGTTTGGACAAATGAAAATAATAAACGACATTTAAAATACGAAAAACTAAATTTCTTTCAGCCTAGCAAAGGTTGGAGTAGCGGTCCTACAGCACTGTGGCTAGCTAGCCAACATAAACATAAAACAATATATATTTTAGGATTTGATTTTAAAGGTATTAACGAAGATAAGGTTAATAACATATTTTCAGGAACAAAAAATTATAAACCAACAGATGCAAATTCTACGTATTACGGAAACTGGCTTAGACAAACTCGTAATGTTATATTAGAAAATCAAAATATTTCTTATAAAAGAGTTATAGCACTTGATAACTTTTGTCCAGAAGAACTAAATAATTATAACTACAGCACAGAAATTATAGAAGATTTCTTATCAAAACTTCAAAACGGCTCGTTTTGAACCTATTTCTATGTATTTTTTCTCATCTTTGTTAAATACAATTGACAGCCTTACCATAGGTATATAAATATTTTTACAGGAGAAAAAGCATGTCAAACACAAGTAAATTTGAAGAAATGCTTGAGCGTCTAGTCAACGAAGACAGACAAGGCGCTGAAGAGCTATTTCACGAAATCGTAGTTGAAAAATCACGCGATATCTACGAAGCACTACTATCCGAGTCAGATGATGACGAAGAAGTTGATGAAACAACAGACGAAGAAGTTGATGAGTCAGACGACGAAGAAGTTGATGAAGCTTCAGACGACGAAGACTTAGACGAGTCAACTGATGAAGAATTAGACGAATTCCAAGCAGAAATATCTCCAATGGCAACAGAAGGAGACCCAACAGACGACATGATGGGCGACTTAGAAATGCCAGCAATGGGCGACGAAGAAGGCGGCGAAGAAGAATCAGAAGGCGGCGCAGAAGCAGCACTTGACGATTTAGAAGCAGCACTTGACGCATTGAAAGATGAATTTGCGGCTATGATGGGCGACGACGAAGCTGACGACGAAGCTGACGACGAAGAAGGCGACGAAGAAGGCGACGAAGAAGCTGACGATGAAGAGCCAGAAGAAGAAGCATTCCAGTACGAAGCAACAGAAAAATCATCAACCGAGCAAATGCGCGAGTATGTTGAGAAAATTGGCGGCGATCAATATAAAGATTTTGGTAAAATGGGCGACAATGGCGCACAAACAAAATCAACTGTAGCTGGTAAAAATGATATGGGCGGAACAACTGCTAACATGACCAAAGGCGGTACAACTAGTACTGGCGAAGTTGGCAAAGGCAAAATGCAAGGTTCAGCACTAAACAATCAAACTCCAAAAGAAGACAACGCAGGTAACATTAATGTTCCAGGCGGAAAAGCTGGTAAAGCAATGTCTGCAAACGGAAAAGGTCATGGCGCAGAGAAAAAGGGCGCTGGCGAAACTGCTGACAAGGGTGCTGGAAGTCCGTTAAACGGCGCACCTAGAAGAGCAAAGTAATTAAGGGACAAACGGTATGTTTAACTTACGAGAGAACTTGACATTCGACCAAGCAAAAATGGTTGTTGAGTCTGCTAATGAAGGTAAAGACCTTTATATGAAGGGAATTATCATTCAGGGCGGTATACGCAATGCTAACCAGCGTGTGTATCCTGTAAATGAAATTAGTAGGGCTGTCAAAACTCTCAATGATCAAATTGAAGGAGGATATAGTGTTCTCGGCGAAGTTGATCATCCAGAAGGCCTTAATATTAACTTAGATCGTGTAAGTCATATGATTCAGCAATGCTGGATGGATGATGCAAACGGTTATGGTAAGTTAAAAATTCTACCTACTCCTATGGGACAGCTAATTAAAACCATGCTTGAAGCAGGTGTTAAGTTGGGTGTCTCCTCTAGGGGATCAGGTAACGTAAGTGAATCAGGTAACGGTGAAGTATCTGATTTTGAAATTATCACTGTGGACGTTGTGGCTCAGCCTAGCGCCCCTGGTGCATATCCTACACCAATCTATGAGCACCTTATGAACGCTCGTGGCGGATATAAGGCATACGAATTAGCGCAGGCAACAAAACACGACACAAAGGCACAAAAATACTTAAAGGAATCGTTGATTAATATAATCAACAAACTCCAGTGAACTAGGAGAAAGTAATGATAGATGCACTGAAAACACTATTTGAAAACGACGTTGTTTCCGAAGATGTCAGAGCACAGATCGAAGAAGCATGGAATGCAAAAATTCGCGAGAATAAGATGCAAGCAACTGCTCAACTACGTGAAGAGTTTGCTCAAAAATATGAGCATGACAAATCACTTATGGTTGAAGCAATTGATTCTATGATTTCAGAAAAACTAGCCGAAGAAATTGCTGAGTTTACGGAAGACCGTAAACAATTAGCTGAAGCAAAAGCAAAATATACAGTAGCAATGCGTGAAAACGCAAAACTACTAAAGGGTTTTGTAATGCAGCAGTTAGGCAAAGAGGTTGGGGAACTACATACTGATCAAGTTAGAATGGCTGAAAACTTTTCTAAACTTGAAGAATTTGTAGTTGAAGCTCTAGCTAAAGAAATCGCCGAGTTCAACGAAGATAAGAAAGACTTAGCAGAAACTAAAGTGCGCTTAATCCGCGAAGGTAAAGCACACATTAATGCAGTTAAATCTAAGTTTATCGAGAAAAGTGCAAAATTGGTATCAGAAACTGTTGACAAAACTCTTAATAGAGAAATTGGACAACTTAAAGAAGATATTGATACTGCACGTAAAAACGACTTTGGTCGTAAGCTATTTGAAGCATTTGCTTCAGAATACGGCACCAGCTATCTCAATGAGAAATCAGAGACAGCGAAGCTAATGAAAGTTGTCGATGCTAAAGATCGTCAATTAGCAGAAGCAAAAGCAACGGCTGTTAAAGCAATAGCACTAGTAGAATCAACTAATAAAGAGAAATCACGCTTAGTTGAATCTGCACAAAGAAAAGAAATCATGCATGGTTTAATTGCTCCTTTGAGCAAAGACCAGCGCGAAATCATGACAGACTTACTGGAATCTGTACAGACAAGTAAACTGCAAAGTTCATTTGGCAAGTACTTACCATCGGTTATCGACGGAAATACTCCAGCAAAGCGTAAGGCTACATTAACCGAAGGCAAAGAAATTACAGGCAACAGAAATGAAACTAACGTTAGTAGAACAGCACGCGAAGAGAATGTCATCGACATTCGTCGTTTAGCTGGATTAAATTAAGGAGACAATTATGTCAGAACTACTAGAAAGTCGCTGGCAGGAAACAAAAAGCGCACTTGTTGAGGGCCTAAAAGGCAACAAGAAAGCTGTTATGGAAACAACTTTGGAAAATACCCGCAAGTATCTTTCAGAATCCGCAACAGCTGGCGCTACTTCTGCCGGTAATGTCGCAACACTTAATCGTGTTATTCTTCCAGTTATTCGTCGTGTGATGCCAACTGTCATTGCAAACGAGCTTGTTGGTGTTCAACCAATGACTGGTCCTGTGGGTCAGATCCACACACTACGTGTTCGCTATAGCGACACATCAAACGGTGCAACAGCAGGTGAAGAAGCTCTAAGCCCATTCAAAATTGCTCAAGCGTATTCAGGTGCACCTGGATCAAATGCAGCACCAAGTGCAACTGCATCAATGGAAGGTGTTGCGGGTAACCGTATGTCCATCCAAATCTTGAAGCAAACTGTAGAAGCCAAAACACGCAAACTAAGCGCACGTTGGACTTTTGAAGCTGCTCAAGATGCACAATCAATGCATGGCATTGATATTGAAGCAGAAATCATGGCAGCTCTTGCACAAGAGATCACTGCTGAGATTGACCAAGAAGTTTTAGCTTCTTTACGTTCGCTAGCAGGCGCAGCTCTACTTGATTACAATCAAGCAACTGTAAGCGGTACAGCTACATTCGTTGGTGACGAGCATGCCGCATTGGCAGTTCAGATCAACCGTGTTGCTAACATTATTGCTCAGCGTACACGTCGTGGTGCAGGTAACTACGCAGTTGTTTCGCCTTTCGCGCTAACAATTCTACAATCTGCAACTACTAGTGCATTTGCACGTACAACTGAAGGCACATTCGAAGCACCTACAAACACTAAGTTTGTTGGTACATTGAACAATGCAATGAAAGTTTATGTTGATTCATACGCACCAGACAGTACAGACGTTCTTATCGGATACAAAGGCGCAAGCGAGTCAGATGCACCAGCATTCTACTGCCCTTACATTCCATTGATGAGTAGTGGTGTTGTACTAGATCCATCAACATTCGAGCCAGTCGTATCCTTTATGACTCGTTATGGATATGTTGAACTAAGCAACACAGCATCGTCACTAGGCAATGCTGCTGATTACCTAGGTAAAGTTGGTCTAGCTGACACATTCGGTAACGTATCGTTTAGCTAATCTAGCAATAGATAGAAAAATAAAATAGGCCCTACGGGGCCTATTTTTATGACTTGAGTAAACTTTGATAAATACATTGTCATAGAGAACGAACCTCTAGATGAGGACTTATGCGGCACCATCCGCGTATTACCTAGAACGTAACTATTAAGGAGAAAAAAATGGGACGTCCAGTAAATAAAAGATATCTTGGTGATCCGGCAGACGGCACTAACATCACAGTACGTGCATATGTTGGCGGCGTTGACGAACAAGCATATATCGTAAATCAAAAAGGCACAAATAAATTCACAGTTTCCAATAATGCAGGTAATGCTACTGCTATTTGCAGACTAGCAAACGTTGCAACTGCTTCTATTGTAGCAGGGCAAATGGTACTAGAAGCATTTAATACTGCTGGCGAGCGTGTAGTTCTTAAAAAACTTTTTAACAGAACTGCTACAGACTGGGCTGCTAACCGTTATACTTGGGCACTTGAAGACGATTCAACTGATACAGTATTACGTTTAACTGCAATCTAAGTTAGAGAGGGGATTAATAGTCCCCTCAATTTAGGAAAAATTTATGAGCAGAATACTTGATATACCTACCGGAGACTATAGAATTGCTGTCCAACCAGGCGGTGACATTCTACTTTATACTGGAAACTCTTCTGGACGAGTAATCATTAGCGGCAATTTAGTAGTTGAAGGGGATAACATTATCCTTGGAGATACAACTAATGCTAACGTTGCTGATTTAGAAATTGAAGATAGAATTGCTAGACTAAACGTAGGCGAAACAGGTGCAGGCATCACCGGTGGCGTAGGAGTTCCTCCGCAATCAGGTATTGAAATTGTCCGCGGTAGTCTTCCAAATGCAAGATTAGTATTTGATGAAAATGCACCGTATGAAGATCCAATTACTGCTACACAAGGTCTTGGAGCATTTAGTTTTAAAATAGTCGACAGTAACGGCGCAGAAACTATTGCAGGAATACAAACAAACAGTATTGATACCGGCGGCGGCCCGCTAATGTTTGATGCTGGTAGTAATCCTTTAAGAGCTGCTGCTGCTAATTACGAAACTTATGTAATTACTGATGATGATATTCCTAATAGTAAATGGGTTACAGATTATGTAACTTCATTTACAGGTTCAAATCCACCAACATCGATAAAACAATTAGATACATTAGTAGCTGCTGAAGATTTTGACATTACTGGAGTAGACAGTATTGTTAGAATACAAACAGACGGATTTAACAGAGTAATTGTTGGAAATTCTTCTGCAACAGTATACGATTTAACTATATCAGGCACTACTATTAGTACTTCTAATAGCGGAGACGATTTAAATTTAGTTGCACTAGGAGGCGGCAGTATTAAAATTGCAGATATACTGCATTTAGATAGTGACACAAACGGCGTTGCACCTGCAGCACCTGTTACTGGCACTATTGTATACCACGATAGTACAACTACAAAAGATACAGGAATACAATTCACTAATGCAAATAAATCAGGCGAGCTAGCAAGTAGACGCACTGCTGTATTATATGCATTAATATTTTAAGGAAACAGTAAATGGCAATAGCAAATTTAGATATACAAAACACCGCAGCATCAATTCTCACTGTTCCAGTTGGTAAGACTTACGTTATTACTACAATGATGGTAGTTAATACTGCTGCGCCTGATGTAAACGACGATACTGCGGGAGCAACAACACTTACAGTGCATATTGTTAGTAATGGCGGCGTAGGTGATATTACTAACACAAATATGGTTATTAATGTATTGCCTATTACAGCAGGCGAGACATTTGTAATGGATACAGAAAAACTTGTGTTAGACGCAGGTGATAGTTTTGTGTTAAAGGGCGCTACACCTGCTAATCTATCAGCAACAATTAGTTACGTGGATATTTAATATGAAATTCTACAGAAAACAAACTACTAACATAAAAAATATACAAGGACGCGGCATTATATTAAAGCATAATGACGAAGTAGTAATTGATACGCCAAAAAGTATTAAAGTACCAGTTGGTGATATTAATAGTAGACCGTTAGTGGCCGAAGAAGGTATGATGCGTTACCTTATTGAATCTGCCCCAGGCAATCCAATAAATGGAAAGTTAGAATTTTATCAAGACGGCGACTGGAAAAAAATTCGTATGGGCACTGCTACTCCGATTATACAACAAACGTTTAATGGAGCCGACGATATTGAAACTATATTTGGTCCTCTAGACAATCAAGATGTAGAAAATCCATTAAGTTTTGCTAACAACCCTACAAGTATACTTGTTTATATAGAAAACGTTTATCAAGTTCCAACAACAAACTATGTACTAATACAGAATCCAGTAGGTAAAGATGTGGGTTGGTATCTAGATTTTGGTACGCCTCCACCGACCGGAAAAGATATAACAGTGATACATAATTTCGACAAATAACTGCAAAACCAGCGTTTAACAGTATTTAACACAAGGTTTTAAGTGAATCAAAAATAAGGGCTAACAGGCCCTTATTTTTTTGATCTGATAAATACTATTGTTACAACAGATTGGCCTGTTGGAATATTAAACTGTGGTCAACCCGCAAAGAACTGTAAAAGCAGATGAAAAAGTGGTTGGAGCGACAGGATCGCCGAACTTTGAGGAGCTGATGTGGCCAACGTAGGAAGAATATCAGGTCAATTACTTAAGAGCAATCTCTTACGTGACGATGACCTAGCAATTGACAATGATCTATTATACCTCAAAGTTGGCACAGGAACACGATTTGTTGGAGTCAACAACGCAACTCCAGGTTATGCACTTGACGTAACGGGCACGATCAACGGAACTGAATTAAGAGTTGGATCTCTTACAGTTGACGATCTATTATTAAATAACAATACCATTACAACCACTGTCGGCGATATAGAAATTACGCCAGCAACTGTTACCGACTTTATTACATTAACAGGTAATACTAATTTAACAGGCGACTTAGAAGTTACTGGTAATATTCACGCAACAGGAAACATCACTGCTGATGGCGGCTCGATTACATTTGGTGACGATATTGCGCAAGACAACGTTGTGTTCAACGCAGAAATTGCAAGTCATCTTATTCCAGATGCTGATGTAACATATGATTTAGGTAGTACAACTAAAAAATGGCGCTCGCTATATATTAGTGGACAAACTATTAACTTAGGCGATCTTCAATTAAAAGATAGTGGCGACGGAAAACTACAAGTTCTTTCTGGAGGAAAAATTGTTGGCGAACTTGGTGGATTTGTAGAAGCTTCGGGCGCAAACATTGATGATAATTTAACGCTATCTGGAGATAGAATTGCTACTACTGTAACAAACAGCAATTTGTTTATTAGTGCAGCTGGTACAGGGGAAATTGTTCTTGAATCTTCGTTACGTGCAGGAAACATAACTGTAGATGATGATTTAAATTTAAACGGCAATAGAATTAGTACAACAGTAAGCAATAGTAATTTAGAACTAAGTGCTGCTGGTACTGGCATAGTTGATGTTGTAGGAACATTAAGAGCATCTGAATTACAAGTTGGATTTACAACAACAATTACAGACATTCTAGATGAAGATACATTAGTAAGCAACAGAGATAATGCACTAGCAACACAACAAAGTATTAAAGCATATGTTGATAGTAATATTTCTAACACAGTAAACAGCTTAATAGGCGACGCTATTATATTAGGTACCCCGTCAGATGGAGTGTACACTGACGGTGCATACACATCAGTAAATCCAACAGGGTATATTTCAGAAGCAATTGATCAACTTAACGAAACTATGCTTAATATTCGCAACAACACATTTGTTCGTAGTGTTAGTTTTGTTGGAACACCAAATGCAGGTGGTGAAGGAACAACAGTTACACTTAATTTAACAATTGACGGCAATCCTAATCGTTACGATATTGATTGGGGCGATGGAAGTGTCACTAACGGCACTACAGACAATACTCCAAGTCACACATATACAAGCAATACTAACTCGCCGTACACTGTTGAAGTTAGAGCATACAACAACACCGGCACTGGTTATGGAAGCGAAGCACTTGTAACTAATACAGATTACATTATTATCTACACAGCAGATCCAGCAGTAGCTTTTGGTCTTTACACAGCAGCATCAGGAGGCAGCGCAATTACCGGAAATAACAAATATGTTATTGAAGGCAATAGTTTATATTTAGAAAACATTACAACTAATACACTGATGGCAGACGTAACCTATACAATGAACTGGGGTGACGGAACTGCATTAGACAACATTGCCGACGACACAGCAAATGGCGGTGTTAGCGGAGCAAGATTGCAACACACATGGGGTGCAAGTACTAATACAAGTACAGGCAGTGACACATTAACACTAACATTAGTATCTCACACCACTGCAACACCAGAACTATTTCCAATAAGTGTTACTGACACATTAAAGGTATATAATCCTAACATTGCTACTCCTAATGGGTTAAGCACAAAAACAATTAGTATTACCGGCACCGATGGCACAAGTCCAAAATTAGCAGCAGGATTTACAGATGTATCCGGTGCTACTACATTAACACCCGGAACATCAGTAAGTAGAGTTGATGCAGTATCAGGAAACATTGAAACAACAGTAACAACATTAGCATACGATGCCGATGCAGGAACATTGTCTGCATTAGTTAACGGAGTTGCAGATGGCGCAGTTGTATTAGGCGCAGGCAGTAATGCAGGAATAACTAATAGTTTAAATATTGTTTCAGAAAGTGACTACAATTTATTTAATGCAACTGGCAGCGGTGTATCTTTTGCACAAAGTATCTACCACCCAGCGCTATACACAGGCTTTACTGCAAAAATTAGTAAAAGTGCTACAACAGTAACTCCAGGAGTTAACTCATTCCAGTTGAGCCACAGTGTAACAGGTGATACAAACACTATTGAGTTTGTAAAAGACGATGTTAATTCTGTACCAGTTGCTATAGGCGGCACACTAGCACAAGCAAATGCAGGAACACTGCGTTATATAAGCGGCGTACCTTATTATAATACAGGCGCTACTCTTACATTAAGTGGTGCAACTGCTGATAGCTTTATCGGACAAACATACGCAGACGTTAGTGACATAATCGAAGTTACAAGTGCAGCTAACCTAGAAGGAACAACTGCTAATGCAATTAACGAACAAAACTATACATATGCACAAGTTGACGGAACAAGCAGCTTCTTAACAGGTGGAATTCCTAATGCTAATACTGGTAACGGATCACCTTACGCATTTGGAGACTTAACTGTTAGCATTAATGCTACTAATGTAAGAACTGTTGAACAGTTACGTTATAGAGTTAGAAACGCAAACGGATCTAGTAGCTACGTAACAATGAGCGAAGCAGTACAAGTACACAGTGCAGCACAGGGCGGAATTAGTGAAATTGCAATTGTAGTTGCAGATGCACTAGGAAACGGCACTTATACAGATGACGGCAAAAGAATATTTAATTTTGCAGCTGAAACAACTAATACTCCAGTTTACAATAACACGCTTAATTTTTATACAAATAACGTGTATACAGAAGCAGCTGATCCTGGCGTTACCGGTACTAAAGAAGCAACACTTAGACTAGGTATATTAAAACATAGTACAGATGATTTTAGTAACTTTTTACCAGCAGGACCAAACAGAAGCGCAGATACAGGTACACAATATTTTACATTTGCGTTTCGTAGACAAGTTGTTGCGAACCTCAATATTAATATTACAAGTTCAACAGGCGTATCGGGCGTATGGATTGCAGCACCAGGAACAGCAATTGATGCGGCAAGTACACTAAATGGTTGGTTAAATTGTTCAGCAGTTTATAACGGATCAGGCGTCCCGGGCGCAAATACAGGAAGTGGCGGCAACGGCAGTGACGGCTGTGCTACCACAACAGGCGAAAGAATAGTTCCAGCAGTAGCATTGAGCGGCTCATACACAATGACACTTGGAACAGAGAATTTAACAAACGCTACTAACAATGTAGCACTAGTTAGAATAGCATTAACAGCAGGTCAGAGCATTACGGCTCTTTCGATATCTTAAGGTTATAATTAAATGGCGATAAGCGACATACAAAAAATTGACTGGCTTTGGAAAAAAGTAGGTTACGGTGTTACTAAAACAGATATTAACAGTATTAAAAGTGCTGTTAACGAAAGTATACCAAGCGGCTTACTTTTAAGAGGTGACCAAGTTTGGGGTGACTCAGCAAGTATTACGTTAACAATACCAGCAGTAAGTACAACAGTAGTAACCTTAAATACTGTTGAAGCAACTGAAGATACTACTGCAACGCCGCGCAGAACATGGCTTTCTGGATACCAAAATTGGATACCTCCACAGTTTGGTTCCACATATCAAATTAGCGTATATATTGATAATGCAGGCGCTGCTGCTCCTGCAACAACAGGTACAAAAATCTTTGCAGCTGGTTCAGGAAATAACGACGAATGGTTCTTTGACTATGCATCAGGTACATTAAACTTTATTGGCGATAACTTACCAAGCGGACTTACTGCTAGTAAAAGAATATACATTAAAGGTGCTTTATATACAGGAACACTTGGCACATCGTCTGCAAACGGCGGACAGTTTGGTGATGTTATTGTAGGCGGAGGCGGAAGTGGAGATATTACTACTGCTCCTGGAATTAATTTAGGCATCGGCGCAGGCGCTGGTGGCGATATTAACATTGGATCAAGTGAAGGCGGATCAACTAACATCGGAGCCGGATCAGGAGAAGTTAACTTAGGAACAGGGTCTGGCGCAACTAATATCGGTACTGGCGGCGGCGAAGTTAACATCGGTGATAACTTTAATATTGATCCAAATGGTAACCTAACACTAAGTCAAATTACAATTAATGGTAACAGGATAAGCACATTTGATTCAAATGCCAATTTAGAATTAATGGCAGCAGGATCTGGCTACATTGACTTTTTAAGTAATGCTGTTATTCCAAGTTTAGAAATTAGTGACCTAACCTCAGGTCGTATATTACTTGCTGGTACTAACGGATCAGTTGAAGACAACACAAACTTAACATTTGATGGCAGTACCCTAGCTGTAACAGGTGCAGTTGATGTAACAGGTGCAGTTGATGTAAGTACAACACTAGGCGTTACCGGCGAGTCAACTCTTGCAAGTGCTACTATCAGTGACTTAACTGCTGGTCGTGTTGTATTGGCTGGTGTAGATGGAGCTGTTGAAGATAGTGCTAACTTAGCATTTGATGGCAGTATATTAGCTGTAACAGGTACAGTTGATGTAACAGGTGCAGTTGATGTAAGTACAACATTAGGCGTTACTGGCGAATCAACACTTGCAAGTGCTACTATCAGTGATTTAACAGCAGGTAGAGTTATACTGGCCGGCGTAGACGGCGCAGTTGAAGATAGTGCTAACTTAGCATTTGATGGTACTACATTAGATGTAACAGGAGCAGTTGATGTAAGCACAACACTTAACGTAACAGGCGAATCAACTCTTGCAAGTGCTACTATCAGTGACTTGACAGCAGGTAGAGTTATACTGGCTGGCGTAGACGGCGCAGTTGAAGATAGTGCTAACTTAGCATTTGATGGCAGTACCCTAGCTGTAACAGGTGCAGTTGATGTAAGCACAACACTTAACGTAACAGGCGAGTCAACACTTGCAAGTGCTACTATCAGTGACTTGACAGCAAGTCGTGTTGTATTAGCCGGTACTGCTGGCGCTATCGAAGATAGTGCTAACTTAACATTTAATGGTACTAGGCTCACTATAACTGGTGATGCAGAAATTACTGGAAACTTAACATTAGGTGGAAACATTACAATTGGTGATGCAGACACAGATAGTATTACAGTTGCAGCAGATTTTGAAAGTCACTTGATTCCAAGTGACAATGCTGTATATGATCTAGGTAGTGATGCAAAGCGTTGGAGATCTTTATATGTAAGCGGCAATACAATCTACTTAGGTGGATTAAAAATGCAAGACAACGGCACTGGCGGCCTTGTAATTCTTGGAGACGACGGTAGTAAAACTAGTTTTGAAGCAAGTGTAATTGATGCACAACGTATTATTGTTGATGAAATTGAAATAGACGGCAACAGAATTCGTACACTTAACTCAAACTCAGACTTAGAATTAAGTGCAAGCGGCACAGGTAGAATACTTGCTAACGGCATTGATGTTACAATGCCAGAAGGCAATATTTGGTATGTTACACAAAACGGTAACAATAATAATTCGGGCGCACTACCCAACGATGCATTTGCATCAGTTAATTATGCGTTAACGCAAGCAACTGGCGGTGATGTTGTATTTGTAAGTGCAGGAACTTTTGAAGAAGTATTTCCACTAGATGTTCCTGAAGGTGTTACAGTTAGAGGTCAAGGTGTTCGTGCTACGCAGATTAAACCAACTGCTGCTACAAGAGATTTAGACGGATTTAGAATTGACGGCGGCGTCGTTATTGAAAGTCTAACTGTCCGTGAAATGGAATACAACAGTGGCAACGACACTGGTTATGCTTTCAGATATAAGCCAACAGCAAATGTTACTATTCGTTCTGCATATATTAAAGATGTTACTGTTGCTAACTTTGGTTCAAGTGTAAGACTTGGAACTAACGGATTAGATGATCCGTACGGATTTGATGCAGGCGACGCAGGACGCGGTGCATTAGTAGACGGCGCAAGTATTGATATTGGATCTATTCAACCAGCAATGTTGTTTGATAGCGCTACATTTATTGTTCCTAATTCAGTTGGTTTAATTATGACCAACGGTGCAAGAGTAGAATGGTTAAACAGTTTTACATATTTTGCACATGAAGGTATTAAGGGTATTACAGGTACAGTCGGCCGTGGCGGCTCTGGCAAAACACGCATTACACTTGGCGGCGTTGTAGGAACAATTACAGCAGGTGACCTAGCAACATTTACATCTACAGACGGTTCAACAGTTGTAACAATGACAGTTGATGCAGTTGAAAACGGAACTACTCTTGTACAAAATGGTCGTAACGACGATCTAGAAGGATTTGATTATACTCCAGAAAGTATCACATTTGTAGGCGGAGTTGGCGCAACTGCTACAAGTATTTTACGCTATAATAGAAAAGAGTTTGCTGCAGAAATGCGTTCAATTGCATCAGCAAATATCTATGGCAACTTTGGTATAATTGCCAACGGTCCAGATACAAGTTTGAGAATGGTATCTCATAACTTTGGTTACATTGGTGTTGGTAAAAAATTAGACAACGACGACACAGCAGTAGTTCAGGCAAACGAAGTTACAGAAATAAACGGTGGTAGAGTTTACTATTCAACAGTTGACCAAAGAGGCGATTTTAGAATTGGCGCACACTTTACAGTTGACCAACAAACAGGCAACACTACGTTCCAAGGAGGCGTATTTGATGTTACCACGCTAACTGGTATTAATTTTGTAAGTGGTGAAAATTTAAGTATTGTTGATCCGTTTAAATTACAAACGGGAAATTTAAGAATATCAGGAAATAGTATTTCAAGTATTCAAGGTGATATTAATCTAATTCCTGCAGGCACAAACGGAATCAACTTAAATGCAAGCACAGAAGTAGGCGGCAACCTAACTGTTGGACAAGATCTAACAGTAACAGGCGACACTATTCTTGCAGGTAATATTGATATTACTGGTAACTTAACACTTGGCGGGAACATCACAATTGGTGATGCAACTACAGACAGTGTAACTGTTGCAGCAGACTTTGAAAGTAATCTAATTCCAAACGCTTCTGAAACTTATAACCTAGGTACAGATACACAACGTTGGAATACACTATACGCAAAAACTGTAGATATATCAAACGGTGTAGCAGCGGGTAATGTTCAGATTGCAGTTACCGACGACAACACAATTGACACAAGTGCTGGTAACTTAACACTTAATAGTGTAGGCGGAACTACAACAATTGACGACGATGCAGTTGTTACAGGCACATTGGATGTTACTGGCACATTGGATGTTACTGGCAACACAACAGTTGATGCAATCACAACTGGCGCTGCAACAATTGCAAGTGTTGGCGTAACTACTAATGCAACAGTTGGCGGCACACTAGGAGTAACCGGAGAAACAACATTAGCAAGTGCTATTGTTTCAGATCTAACAG